TCAGCAACAATTACATCTACACCAATCTTGGCAGATGTGATAGCGTCATCTTGAATACCGTCTGTTTTAATTCTTGAAATTGGCATTTGCGTTCTCTCTGTTTCTCTTTATTTAGTCTGCAACTGGTGATGGGTCTGCATCTGCAATGGTGAGTTCGCCTGCAGCTACTTGGCGCATGATTTCGTCATAGTGACGATTGCCTTCACTAATTGGTGCTATCATTTCAACACCATCCAAAGAAAATTTAATATTGAAATTTTCACCACCAAGTTGTATATACTTTGCATTTATAATATTCATTTTTTATAACTCCGAATCGCATTCATAACCACCAACTACACCCCAAATTGTATCTCCTGTAGCTTGGTTATTAATAACAAGTCTATCCTCACGAAGAGGAGATAAATTTAAATTGACATGATAACTAACTGTATTGTCTGACCCAGGCGATGATCCGCCTGTATTTAGATAACCCAAATATCCACTGCTATTTCCATATGCTGTTACTGTAGGAGTGGCCCTCATAGTAACAGGAAGATATATGGGAGTGTAAGATCCAATTCCGCCGCCGCCCCACTGAACACAATTGCTAAACGGTACACAAGTATTATTGTCCACCGATGTTGCGTTTGAGCCGTTAGTAGGAACAACTCCATAACTACTACTTTTCTGATAATACCTCTTACAAAGTTCAATCTCTTCTCCAAATGAGCGGTGCTCGAATGGAGTGGCCGTGTCGCCTACTTCTAATTGAAGTCCAGTAATCCAAAGTGTGTTTCCTAATGTGTCTGCCCAGTTAGAAGCTCCAGCCATAATATTTGCCGCAGTTCTTGATGTCCATGTCGATTGATTGCTGCCTGAATTATAGTATGTTCCAGCCGCCAACCAGAAATTAATTTCTGCCGCTTTACTATTTGTTCCTTGATTAAAAGAACCAGAAATGTCTGCTGGGATACTAAGAGTAATTCTTTCCCATGTATTTACAGTAGTTGGTGTTACTGCAAAGTTTACATGACGATTATTACCAGCATCAGCCAATTCTACAACCATTGTTCTTGAAACATTTGCCTTCATGTAAAAAGAAAGTGTCATTGATTTTGCACCAGAAGTTCCTTTACTGACAGGATTCATGTGGTGTCCTTCTGGGAAATACCCTAAACCCAAATGATCGGTAGAAGCAAGAGAGGTATCAGCTGTGGTGCATTCATATTTCAAACTTTTAACAAATCCAGCAGGAACATCAGAATCTTGAGAAATAGTCCACTGTCCAACATTACTACTACCCATAACTCTAATTCTATCTACAGTATGATAACCATTGCTAACAGCAGTAGCGTATGTTGTTGCTCTCTGTGCCACTTCCATAGCACCATTGATGATAAGATTTCTGCGTCCAAAATTTACTGTATCAGCAATCTTTGGAGTAGTCACTGCATCAGCAGCAAGTTTTGCATTTGTCACAGCATCAGCAGCAAGTTTTGCAGTAGAAATAGAACCGTCAGCGATATCAGATGCTATAACTGTATCGTCTGGTATTGCTCTTGAATTTAGTTTAATGAGTGCCATTCTGTTCTTTTCCTATTTAGAATGTATTTGTTAATCTGTATGTGATACCAATATTAACATTAGTAGCATTTAATGCTGGGGGAGTTCCATTTACTCTTGTAACCACACACATAATTTCGTCTTGTGACTGTGAATTTGAAGCACAAGTTCCAACAACATGAGTTCCGCTTGAAAAACTTCCAGGCTGAAGGAATGAACCTCCACCAACACCATTTACAGAACCAGTCATTATGAAGGGAAGTCCTTGAATAATAAATCTATCACCCAAAGCTAATGTTTCGCTGGTATCAAAGTTTATAGAACAGTTCGCATTGATCAAATCGCCAATTTTGACATAGTTACCATTAAAGGTTGCACTACCGCCTGGCGTAAATCCATATGCAGCACCTACTGAACCTGTCCAAGTGCCTTCTTCATAGTCATGTAACAAGTTTGCATCTGCTGTGTCTGAACCAAAATTTATACCATTATCTCTAAGAGTGACAATTTGATCAACTCCTTGATTGCCACCATAAAAAGCAAAACTTTTGTCTGTTTGGGCAGAGGACTCATTGCCTTGAAAAATAACCTCTGTATCAGTAACTCTTATAAGCAATCTACCAGCATCATCTGGTTCAGTGCCTTTAACTCTCAAATCACCACCAACGGCAAGGTCGCTGGAAGTCGATAAACTACCAACAGCAATATTCGTATCTAGTTTTGCAGAAGTAACTTGTCCAGCAGCAATCTTTGCAGTTGTTACAGCGTCATTTGCCAACTGACTTGTATTAACAGAACCAGCACTAGGTACACCGATATCCAGTGTATCACCAAGTGCAATGATAAAGTCAATAACGTCAGCACTTGTCAATGCAGAGTCAAAGATAATCTGTGAACCACTGACTGTGAATGAATCTTGTGGAGCCTGAATAACACCATTAAGTGAAACCAACAGGTGATTAGCACTTTGAGGATAGTATGCACCACTATCAAGTGTCAAGTTATAGGTAGCAGTCGCAGAAGTTGTGATTGCATCTAACTTTGAATATGCACCAGCCTGTGGTTGTTTTCCGATAAATGGCATATTATTGTTTCCTAATCTCTTTCATACTATTTAGTCTGCTTCTGCAATCGTTAATGTGCCTGCTTCTACTTGACGCATGATTTCGTCATAGTGTCTGTTACCAATCGAATTAATAGGAACTGACATTTCAACACCATCAATTGTTGCTGATATAGATGTTCTAATTTTGGTTTCACCATCATCGTCATACATCCAAAAATATTTTGCTTCTGTAATATTCATTTCATTCATTTTTTATAACTCCGAATCAAATTGAAAACTAGCCCCGTTCCCACCAACATTCAAATTTTGGTCGTCACTTGCAAAATTAACGGCAGCTGATGCCGATAATTGACATACTCCCCCACCAGAATAAGCACGCAAAACTAGTCCAGTTAGTGTCTTAGTTCCACCACTTGTATCTTTTGCATAAAAATCACCTACAGATTGTGTGAAAGTCATAGTTGGTGTGACTCTCATTTGTCCGCCTGGCGTCTGTGCAAGTAATGTTGTTCCCATACTTGTGGCTGGGTTATATGTAAACTGACCTGTTGCAAAAGTAGAATATGATGGAAACGCAACTGTAGAATAATACCTCTGACAGAGTTGAAACTCCTCTCCGTATGATCTGTAATCAAACTCTGTGGCCACACTGCCAAGTTCTAGCTGGACACCTGTGATTTGCCACGTTGCGCCAACATTAGTGACTAAAGAATTAGCAGCGTGTCCGTATGCTAAGTTACCAGTTGAATATGCACTCCAAGAAGTGTTGTCTGTAGTAATCATGTCTGACCCTGCTCCAAGAACAAACGACAAATGTAACCCTTCTATATTTCCGTCATTTATACCGCCGCCTGTATCTCCAGCAAAAGTTATAGTTTTATATTCCCATGTGTTTACTGAATTGATTGTGTAGGTAGAACCAATAATTCTACCTATATTTGGTTTGTACAAATACAAGGCATAAGTTGCTGCAATCGAAGATTTTGCCCAAAAAGATAACGTAAGTTGTTTTGCTTCTGATGTGCCATGCTTTAAGTGTTGAAGATCTTGAGCCTCAACTTTGTATCGAACCATATAATATTCTGTAGAATCTACTGTGGTTTCAGCTGTAGTTGTTTCCATTTTTAAAGACTTAGTAAAACCGTCTGGTGCGTCTGAAGCCTGAGACATGGTAAATGCAAGTTGATCTGCGCCAGAGTGATTATATGCAAAACGATCAACGGTATAATAATCAGGCGATGTAACCCCTGTCGCACTCGTGCCTCTTTGAGCTACAGTCATAGCACCGTTGATAACAAGATTCCGTCCTTTTACCGTATGAGTGCTTGGAGTAACACCGTTAATGGTTGTAGTTAAACCAGAAGAAGAATCTGTAATTGTATCTACTTTTAATGTACTCATTCTGGTTTCTCCGGCCATACCACATCATCCAATGATGTATATGTGTCTGTAATATCTCTTAGTGCCTGTCTGTATGTTTTCATTGCAGCAGGAATGTTTGTTCCTAGTTCCTTGTGCATAGTGACAACCCAATCTGTTTCTGCGAGTTTGGCGTTTCTTTCTTTGCGAAGTTCTGCAAGTGGTTCAGAAACATTTAGTTCTGCAATTTTAGCATCAATGTCTGAGTCTGAAGGAAGTGTTAGAGAATCGTCATGCAACGTAATAACACCATCTTTGACTCCAACTTTACTTTGAAGATTAGAGTTTAATGTAATTAAAGCTTTTAACTTTATAATATCTTCTTGCATAGACATTATACAACCACCTCCATAACTGTAATTGAGGTGCTGCCAGTATTATTTGAGTCATAATATCCCCAAACGGCACCAGAGCCTGACACCTGTAAACCTTGCATTTTGTAAGTTATTGCACTTGTTGTTTGTGGGTTATCAAGTACTGTTGGTGTAAAAGATTCATTATTATGGCCAGTAACATCACCCCATCCAACACCTCCAGCAGTGCGAAAGATAAATGTCGAATCTCTGTATATATCAACGGCTGTCCCCACACCTTGAGGAACATAAGAGAGGCCGTTGCCTATGACAAGAATTTTATTTGTATTGCTTGTTGGTGTAATAGATACTGAAATCAAGTCCTGTGTTCCAGTGCCCAAACTTCCACTGGTGGATGCTGATTTAACTTGTATAATAGAACCAGTTGGTAGTGAACCAATCATTGTTCCAGTAACAGTACCAGTATCACCTGTTGTCACAACATTTCCAGTAATATCTGGAATAGTCAAAGTGCGATCAGTATTCGTGTTTGGAGCAACAATGTTTATTGTTCCAGTTCCACTCGCATTTGGTGTTATCGCAATTTTACTCATTTACTTTTCCTGTTTCTCATGTTCTTATTTATTTGTTTTCCAACTGTCTGATTTTATTTTTCATGGGGTTATTGTACTTCATATGTTGCTGAGAAATAAATTGTTGTGCCATTTTGAAGATCTGCTGGTGTTGGTGGTACTGATGTGTCACCACTATTTTGAAAAGAATGAAATCTTATAAAAGTTCCATTTGAAACAGGGCCAAGTAGTCTTATGACATTCGTTGCTGTTCCAAAAGGTATAAAAGAAATATGATAAGCTATATTGGTTTCTGTTCCCCATGACAAATAACTGTTTTCCTTTGTAAAAGGAAGCCCATCTATCTGTAAAGTTCCAGTTCCAGTGTGAGAGGAACTTGATGCGATAACCCCCCAACAATTTACTTTTTTACCAACCTTTACATATCGTCCAACTTGGGTGGAATATGTACCACTTCCGTTTGACGCTGCCCCTGTAAATATAGGTGTCCAGTTGCCTTCTTCATAATCGTCAAGGGTATTAGCAGCACCAACTCCACCGATTGCAACACCAGCACTTGCAGTAATTAATCCAGTATTAGTTAATGTACCACCGACTGTTGTGTTTCCAGAAACACTCAAGTTTCCAACAATGCCTGGAGTTGTAATTCCACTTGTTCCGTCTAATGTAATCGCCATTATACTACCACCAATCTTGCACCAGAGGAAACTGTGAGGGTGACACCACTATTCACTGTGATAGGCCCAGCAGTTACGCCGTTCTTATCAGCAGCAAGAGTATAGTCTACTGTCATAGTCTGATCATTGATAAAGAAAACAGCATCAGAGCCGCCTCCGTCAATGTTCTCTATAACTTGTGCTTGTACTTTAGATAGTGGCATCACTTATCCCCTTTAGTTATATTTATTCTTCACCGACAGCTGCGTTCTGAGCAGCAACGTGTGCTGCGTATGCAGTTTTCACTGCGTCAGTATGAAACTGTGCAACCATTGCCTGAACGTCTGCACTTTCAGCGGCAACTGCGTCAGCAGATGCATCTGGTGCTACAACGTGTCTGTGAAATGAACGAGAAATTTCTACACCATCACGCTCGATGATTGTAGCAGTTCTCACTTGAATATGCTTGAACTCGCCTACGACTTCAATCTTATCCTGTTCTGTTCTTTCTGTAAGTGCCATTTTATTTCTCCTATTTTAGTATCGTGACTTGACTTGTCACCTGTCCGACCCTATGTCCAATAGGGTTATGATGTTTTATAAACCAACATTGCCGTAAAAAACGTCATTTGAGTAGTAACGTCTGTGCCGCCCTTAAATACTCTAGGTGGATTATAACCGTGAATATTTCCGAATTGTTGGCTAGGGTTTGAACCCCAAATCCCAATACCCATATTGCCTTGTGCTTGCGCCGGTGCAAACGGCAAACCACCAATAACTAGAAACGAACCCGCTGTGCCACTTGTGCCATTATCTATTCTTAATTGACAGGTTACTGTGTTGCCAATCTTAGTATACTCTCCATTCGCAGAACTGAATGTGGAGTTATTAGTGCTATTGTGATATAGGGTTGGCGTAAAAGTGCCTTCCTCATAGTCATCCAGCTTATTAGCCGAACCAGTGCCACCTATGTATGCACCACCAGAAAGGTAGAGGTCTTGCCATCTATTAGAGCTATTACCAAGTTTACCTACAGTATCAACATTAGGAATAATCTCATTTACACTAGTGTTAGGATTTGCAATAATAAAACCCCTAGAGTTAGAACCTAAAAACTGTGGGCCACTGCCCCAAGTTCCTTCAGACCCAATCGTACCCACAGTGGCGCCGTCTTTGCGAAACGACACAATCTCGCCATTGCTAGATTTTCGGTTAAATAATGCAGCTGTACCGCCATCTCGTGTAACTTGTAGCTGACCAGTAGGGGCCATTGACTGACCAGTTACATTATTGAACGCTGGGTCTGTGTTCGTTGTCCCCACCAACAAGTTGTTACTTGAATCCAGTGTCATCGCAGTGCTTGTGGCGTTATCATCAATACCTGTAGATGAGAATGTAGTTAATGGATATGTAATCTTTGCACTAGTAACTGCATTGTTTACTAGTTTTGCAGTTCCAATAGAACCGTCTGGTGGAACGACTGAACTTTCGATTGTTCCAGCAATATGAAGAACATAGAAATTAACACCAGTTGCTGGTGCAGCACTCATCGTCAAAGTTGTTCCATTAACTGTATAAGCGTCTGTAGGTTCTTGGCGAACATTACCTACATAGACAGCAATATCAGTTACAGTTGCAACTTGTTTTGATAACGTAAATACTGTGGTTGTACCGTCTGCTGTAAAATCATCCTTGACGATTGTAGCAAAACCAGCGGTTGGATTTTTTCCAATAAATGGCATATTACACTATCCTCTTAGGTTTTTTCCATAATACCCAAAACAACATCAAGTGCAGAACCAGTGCCTGCCTGAACCTTGAGAATGTCTGCGGCCTCTAAAATATATTTTTGTCCAGCAAGAGTTTCCAATGTAGTATTTGCTGGAATACTTACATCCTCTAGTAATTGGTGTGTTGTACTCGCAGAACTATCTGTGAATTGAACCTTAACCGTCACCGCTGAAGTTGTTTTATTAGCGATGGCAAGTCCAAGAACAACAACTTGTGTAGCAGCAGGCGCAGTGTATAGAGTATCATATGAACCAGATGATACATCAGCAAGGGCCGCATTTTTGAATGTGTTCGCCATGTTTCTTTCCTATTGTTATCCTAAAGCAATCGCAAGTGCAGTTGCATCATCTTCTGGATCAAATGCGAGATCAACTCGTGCAATCGAACCATCTTGAATTTTTGCAGAAGTGACTGTATTATCTGCAATAGTATTTAGTGTGTTAATGTTATTAAGTTGATAAACTTGAATATTATTTGTTCCACTTGCTGGAGCGCCTGTGAATGTAAGCGTCTGTCCAGTTACAGTAAATGCATATGAAGAACCTTCTCTCTGATAAACATTATCTACAAAGACAATGAAGTTTCTTGCATCATTGGTTACTGGTGTTCTTGTAAGTGTAAACGCAACAGTAGAACCATCTCCATTGAATATATCAACGAAAGATTCAGACTGAGTAACAGATGCCTGTAGTAGTTGTCTACCCAAATATGTGATAAAGACTCTACCAGATGCATCTGGTGGTTCAGAGAAGTTAATCGTTCCCTGTCCTGTAGAACTAGTAACTGTATATGAATGATCTGGCTCTTGGATAACACCATCCAAAGAAACCAACAGCTGCGAAGATGTTGCGACAGGATGGTCTAAATTGAATTGTGTTGTCGAACCATCACCAGTAAGTACTTGTTTATCAAATACTCCGTAGGACGGTTCTGCTCCAATATAGTTACTCATATCATTCTACCTTTGTTTATCATACTCTTATTTATTCTGCTTCGTAAGCAGTGCCTGCAGCAATAGCATCATTAACTGCTGTCATATCTTCATCTGTCCAAAAATCTTTTGCAACCATGATTTGAAGATGTTCAACATTCCTGTCTACACAATCTTGTTTTTCAGACGCATCTTCATCTGTTAAACCCTCACCAGCAATAATCGCATTGATAAGGTCAACGCTGTGACCCATCGCTGTATAATGTTGTGCAATTTCTTCAGCAGTGATTTCGCCCATTAGTTTGTCTCCAGTGCTTCTATTCGTGATTTAAGTGATTTGATTTCATCGTTTGCCTCTTGC